AAGGGAAAGAGAACCGTTCACGGAATCAACTTTGTTTCCGGACGTCGAATCGCTAAGACAGCTATCGCCTGTTGCTTCTGCACGTGGGGAACACTAAACATGCCCGACCAGACCTTTATCATCCAGGCGATGAATGAGGACCAAGCCGTCAACAAGATATTCATAAAACAAATTCAAACACCCGTAAGCAAACTTCCTTTCTTCTTCCGTCCCCATTATCGTGGACGGATAGAGGCAAAGGAGGGTTTGCGTTTCCAGTATGAAGGAGCCATCGCGTCAGCAGCAAGGGCAGGAATTGTCCCCGAGCAAATGGAATGCTTTATCACGCCGTTACCTTCGACGGAGAAAGCGGCGGATGGTGAGGCGGAAATCGCTTTTGTCTACCGTGACGAGCCAGCGAAGAAAACGGACGCAAAGGCGGCGGACCAAAACATCCCGACGTGGTGGTATAACACGATGAAGCCCGCAATCGAGCGCGGGGAGAACATCCGAGGATTCTGCATTATGCCGTCTACTGTGGGTGACATGGATACCGGGGGTGGGGCGCAGTTTTTTGACATTGCTAACGATTCTCACTTTTCTGACCGAAACGAGAACGGCACCACACCGTCTGGACTAATCAACTTCTTTTTACCTGGTTACTACGCGGTTGAAGGGTACATTGACGAGTATGGGGCAAGCATTATTGACGACCCACAAGAGCCCGTGATGTCAAACGAGGGTAAGTGGATTACTAAGGGGGCCAAGTCATATCTGCTAAACCAAGCCGACTATTTTGAGCGCAAGCGTGAATGGCAGAAGCTGATTAAGTTGCAGCAGAACTTCCCGATGAGCTGGAAACAGGCATTTGCTGTAATACCTAAAGACATGGGTATGCCTATCGAGAAGATGCGTGACCGTATATCAGAGCTCAAGTTTTCAAGGACTCCAATCAGCACCAAGGTAAACTTCAAATGGATTGGAGACAAGTTTGGCGGGGATGTTTACGTGGAGAACGACCCCAAGGGAAGCTGGACGATGACTTACCTGCCACCACAAGACCAGAGAAATAGACGGACAGTTGTTACGGCCGAAGAGGGTTACATCTCACCAAAAGAAAAGGGGCCAATCTATGCTCCGGATCCTTCCGTAATGAATAAGTTCTTCCTTTGTTGTGACCCGGTAAAGTTTCACAAGCGCAACACGGTGGGTAAGAAGAAGTCAAACGCCGCTGCCGCTGTGTTTTACAAACGAGATAGTCAAGTAGACTCCGACACCAAGCCGAGGAGCGAATGGGTAAGCAACGACTGGATATTGATTTATAACAGGCAGACCGAGGACAAGTCTGAGTACCACGAGGAGTGGTTAAAGGCCGCTATATTCCTTGGGGCATACGTGTATCCAGAGTGGCCGGATGGAGAAGCCTTGGTGGAGTATTTTAGGGACAACGGGTTTGACGGATACCTTTTGAAGGACATCGGGTCGGAAGGTAAACAAGACCCGCGACCGGGCGTATGGGCTGGAGAAGCCGAAAAAAACGAAATGGCTGGAGATATTATGACGTTCTTCAACAATAATGTTAAGTACGTGAAAATGTGGGAGATAATCGAGGAATGGAGTCAGATGAGAGGTCTCGATGACTTGACAAACCATGACTTGTGTGCTGCAACAGGTTGGTGCATGAGGGCGATAAAGAGCAGAATGCCAGACCTTTACAAAGAAGTTTATCAACCAATAGAGATAAAAGGTGGCTTCGCAATGTTTGACGTAGAATGATTGTTTTCAACTATTTAATAAAAAAATGTAGTACATTTGTCAAGGTTAACCAAATTTTGTAAGATATGATATTGCCACAGATACTTGGCAGTATGTTGTTTCCAAACGACAACATACCCGAGGCTGACAAACTAAAGCCGGAGTTTGGGTTGCGTTGTGCTAGGGCGCTTTACACTCGTTTTTGTGCGGGGGGAACATACTTCACTTACACGCAACTGCCTGAGATGCAGGAGACTAGAAATTACGGGGCCGGAAATCAATCTCAAGAAAAATATAAGAACTGGTTTACTAACGGGTCTCCGATAGGTACAAGAGGTACCGGTCAAGGGGATGGTGCTGCAACCACAAAAGGATTAAGTAAGGCCCAGAGAAAGGCGATGGCTAACATTAGCTACGACATTTTCTCTCCAATGCGAAAACTATCAAATGTTCTTCTATCAATTCTTGCTGACAACGACTATAAACTTGACTGTGTTTCTCTTGATAAAAACATCATCAATAAGAAGAAGCGCAACAAGTATGATATTTACGCTAAAGCGAATTATACAAACCCTCTCATGAAGGAGCTTGGGCTTCCTCAGTATAAGTTGCCCTTCGTGCCCAAAGACGAGACCATGCTTGAAATGGCTGACCGTCTAGGTTTCTTTAAGACAAAGTACGAGGTGGCTTTAGAGAAACTTGCTGAGTCGGGATTCCGTGCGTCAAACTGGGCTGGGCAGCGAATGGAGTTTAACCGCGACGCAATTGATTTTCATTTCCGTGCAGCTAAGATTTACAACGACCCAATTACTGGGCAGGTTAAATTTAACTACATCGACCCGGCCCGTATGGTTATGCTCTGGAACGAGGATAACCAAGAGGAACCGGTTGCGATTGGCCACATTGAGGCGGAGACCGTACAGTCTATTTACAGCAAACTAATAGATGCTGGTTTCAATGAGGCTCAGATCCAAGCAATGGCTAAGTCATATGTTCCATACCAAACGAACATTTCCACCATCCCTCAGTGGGCCTTTGAGCGTAAAGACTCTACCACAAACCGATGGGTTTGGATGGACTTCAAGGTTTACGTGTTGAAGTTTGAATACCTTTCTACAGACTATAAGCAGTATGTAGAGCGAGTAAACAAGCAGGGGTATGGAAACTATATCCGAAACAATAAGCCGGTAGACGAAAAGAAAAAGAACCCGAACGATACCTACGAAGAGGTGTCTTGTAACTACTGGTACGAGGGATCTTACATTATATCTGGCACAGGGCAGGACCGTATCTATGAATGGAAGAAGAAGCCAAACCAGATGCAGAAGGCCTTGTCTCCGATGAGCTCCTACGTTATCCATCGCATCAACGGCCAGTCCCCCACACGCAGCGTGAAGGGATTGCTTGACGACTTGATGTTTGCGGTATTGAAACTACGCGCAGCCGTATGGGCTGCTGCTCCAAAGGGATACAGAATCGATGTTGGCGAGGCTGCCAACATCAAGATTGGAGGTGTAGAGTACGACCTGTTCGACCTCATGCACATCCACCGTCAGAACGGTATTCAGATTGTCGCAACCAAGTTTAATGCGGCAACAGGAAAGTATATATCTCAGCCATTGACAGAAATGGACAACGGCCTTGGACCACAGGGGCAAGAATGGCTTGCTCAGATTGCGAATATCCAGATGATGATTAAAGATCTCATGGGTATTCCGGACGCTATGGCCGCTAGTCCAGATCAGTCAGCAGAACGCTTGGTGGGGGTAATGGAGCAGGACTATGTTGCCGGTAACCACGCCAACTGGCCTCTTCGTGAATCAGAACGCCAATTTAAACAAAAGCTCGGCGAGAGGATTATCCACCAGGCACGGATAGACATTGAGTTCGACCCAAAGATTCGTGAGTTTTACGAAAGCATCATTGGGGAGACTATGATAAACGCCCTTGACGACATTGAGGGCTTGTCGTTGGATCAGCTTGCAATAACGTGCAAGGTTCTTCCAAACGAAAAGGAAAAGAGCGCCATCCTCCAACGCGCTATGCAGATGTCTCAGATGCCAACCAAAGACGGGGCTGTTCTTCTCAGCCCATCAAGCGTAGAGCGAGTTGCTCAGATGCTGAAAAACGGGGACGTAGACGAGGCCCTTTGGTTTATGGCTACCGAAGAGACAGAGGCACGTCAACGAGAGCAGCAATATGCCCAGATGATGATGCAGCAAACAATCGAAGGCCAGCAACAGTCGGCGCTTGTTACTGAGGAGGCTAAGCGTCAGACCATGATGCAGAAGATGCAGATGCAAATAGCAGAGCACAGGGAGAAGGCTAACTTAGACCTCATGAAGGAGCAACAGCTTGCTAAGCTGAAGGCTGACGCCGACTATCAAGTCCAAGTTCTGAAGGGTCAACAGGCGCTAGAGGAAATAAATCTCGAGGCTAATCTCGAAGCACAGTTAGGAAACGAAATCACAGGTAGAGTATAAAACATATGGAAACAAACGAATTTGAAAATCAAAACGAACAGGTGAACGATCAAGTAAACGAACAAGTAGCCGACCAAGTAAACGAGCAAGTAAACGAAGAAGTTAACCCGGCAGATTCCCCGTGGTTTTCTGCTTATGGTTACGACAGTGAGGATTCATTCAAAAACGAGTTTGAACAGCTTCGTTCTTACAAGAACCTTGCGCAGGAACTTGCAGACAAGCAGAAGGATATTGAAGAGGGGTTGGCTTTACTTCAAGAGGCAGATGATCCATTTGGTGGAGTTGAAGAGGCCCGTACAATGGTTGCGTTTGGCAAGAAGGGTATCAACTCGTCTATCGCAAACCAGATTGTGTCGTCTACGTCCGACAGCTTGATGGAAGACCCAGTCAAGGCTTTGGTCCTTGCAGAGGCGGTAAAAAATCCAGACAAATTTAAGCGACTTGGCCAGTCGACCATCGAGGAGGCCATTCGGGAAAAGTATAACCTAGGTGATGGGGAGTATTACGCTACAGCCCTTTTAAAGTCTGATGCAATCGACGCGATTGAAATCATTGAAAAGACTAAAAAAGATGTTGAAACCGTTAAAAATCCATTTACCTTTGCAAAAGAGCTAAAGAGCCAAAGTCAAAGACAGATTGCGGAAAGACAGACTATAGCACTTGCCGAGGCAGAGTCCTACGCCAAGCAGCTAAAGGAGGTCCCCTACAAATTCGGCGATACGGAAGTTTCGTTACAAGTTTCAAACGAAGAGGTCGAATCGATTTTGAAGTCGCAGTATGCAGGCTATTTAGGTCAAGCCTTTGATACTACCACAAAGGAAGGTAAACAAGCGGTACGTGAGTGGTTAACGAACCAGGTCCTCATTCATAAGGTTCAGTCTGGGGATCTAGGAGTTCAAATAGCCAAGTCACTTATGGCTCAAACCGAAAAAAAGGTAGTGCGCGAGGTCTACAACGGTCAGCCTAAGACGCCGAACCGTGTAGGCAAAACGTCTGTCGACCAAAAGGGATTAACCCCTGCTCAAAGAGATCTCATGGAGCGCGGTATTCCTTTCCCGTCGCAGACGCTAAAGTCATAATTAACCCTTAAAAAAAACAAGAAAATGGGATATACTCCTGGGGCGCAATTTACATTCCCCCTTTCACCCAGTAACAACAGCACCACTAACCCTACCGGTGCTATGACCTTTGGTGCGATCCAGAACAACTGGGACGCACTCATGGAAGACTTTGATTCAGTAGCCTACCTGCCATTCGGTGACGAATACTGGGACGCTATGAACCAGATCATGAACGCAGTAGGTAACCGCGAAATTGCGAAGAATCCACGTGTTCGTTGGTTTGAAATGACTCGTATGGAAGCCCCAATTACTGTAACCTCTACAGGAGCCGCTCCTGGCCCATACGCGGTTACAATTACTGGATCGGCTATCCAGACAGTTGGTGGTGTAGACTACTCTTTCCCAGCAGCTGGTGACATTTGGAGAGACGCAAGCAATGGTCAATTGTACCAGATTACTGGTAAGACTGCTGCTAATGCTGTTACAATGGTTTCATTGGTAACAACAGGTGCTGCCGCTCCTTCCGGATTGATGTTTTACGTAGGTAACTCAGCTCCAGAAAACGGAGGTGCTTACGCTTCTAAGTTTGTATTTGACACGGTTCACACCTCTCCTTTGCAAACTTTCCGTAACGACACCACCTCTAGTTCAGAGGCGCTTTACAACCAGCTTTGGTACTCACAGTTGGAGAACGGGGTTCAGACTCCTTACTCTAACTCACGGGACATCATCTACTTGCAGCGTGAACACCAAGTTGCCTTGGTAAACACCTTCTTTGCTGGCGTTCCTTCTAACGCTACTGGTTACAACACTGCTGGTGTTTCTGCAACCTCATTCCAAACCACCCAAGGTTTGTATGATGCTATTCAGAACAACGGCTCTGGTGCAAATGGTGGTTCAAGTACAGTTATTACAGGTGTTGGTGTTACCGGTCCTGACCAAACTGATTTCTACGCAATGGAAGCCGCTTTGTCTTCACAGGATGGTTCTGTAAAGAACTACATGGTTTGGACTAGCGGTTACATGCAATCAATGCTTGAACAGAATCTGTTTGGTTTAAATCAACCAACTGCTACTGCTGCAAGTGCATTGAACTTCAACGTACAGGTTAACAAAGTTCAGATGGAAAAAACCTTCTGGGGTGAGGGCGCTTACGCTGACTTGATGAGCAAGACCTTCTCGTTCAACAACCTCGTGTTCAACAATAAGAACTTCGCGTTTGTTCGTATGGGTATCTTCGACAACCCAACTATGTTTGGTGTTGGCTCAAATGCTGCTTCTCAAACAGATAACACTTGGAAAAACCTTGCGTTCTTCATCCCATTGAGTACAAATGGCGGTGTTGACGATGGTATTGGTAACATGGGTAAATATATCCGTCTTGCTCACAAGCCAGGTGCATTCATGAACATGTGGCAAACAGGTGGTCGTGCGGCAGCTAACAAGACTGACGTATGGCAGCTCGGTGTTCACATCGTATCTGAAGTGGCGTACAAGTTCATCAACGCTAACAAGTACGGTATGTTCACTGTTTAATCTAGTAAATTTAAAACCGGGAGGGGGAAACTTCTCCCGGTTTTCATACAAACAAAAAAATAAAACGATATGTTATTTGATCTAAGCAACAACTCTCCTGTAGATATTCCGGAATGGGCCGAACAGGAATTAAAAAATGATTTCCCATATTTTTTCAATGAAAAAAGACCAGTAGTATTAAGGATTAGGGATCAATATAAATTAAGGAGTTGGAAAGTTCCTTCAAATAATCCAGATGCCGAGCCGGTTCTGATGATTCAAGACCCAGGAGCCTCTTCCATCAAGACAAGAGCAAATTTTTACGATAAATCAAGCGAGTCTGAGTATACTCTGATATACACAAGTGTAGCACCTACTAATATAAATGGTAATGTTAATTATCAAAGTTCCCGAATAGAAATCCGCGACGGTTTTTCTATTCAACCACATCAAAAAGATTTATTGTTTTACGTTCAGTATATGTGTCCCATTATCCATGGAAATAAGGCGACACACAAATCTCCAAATGCGAGATACGAATACGAGAAAAAAGATGTCGAGGCTAAAACCAAAATTAACCTTGCCAAAGCTGCTCGTGAGCTTGAGAACCTCATTTACTTCGATACTGACTATAAGACCATCTTGAAGGCTGTGGACGGCTTGGGCATGAAGCCTCTTTTTACAGAAGACGAAACCCGTGTTGCCCTTCACGACGCAATCAAGAACGGAAGTGACACGTTCAAGAAGAACGCTTTTGAAATCCTCAACGCATCAAAGCCGGTTCAAACCCAGTCAGCGGAAGGCGAGACCATCCACGAGCTGGTAAACAGACTTTTGGGTGAGAATTTTATCAAAAATGAGGACGGTTTGTGGTATATTCGCGACCGTAGAGGCGATGGAACAAAGTGGTTGAAAGCACCATTCTTTGAATCAACTCAGACAGGTAGCGAGGCTGCATTTGCGTTGATTGACCATCTCAAGGTAAATGAAGAATTATTAGGTAAATTAAGAAAACTATAAAAAGATGATTAGCACCGTATCCCTTTCGTTTGATCTGACGTATGTAGATCCGTTGACAGGAGCTGTGTCCCCAAGGGGTATTGTTACAGACTCTACCAACTACTCCGGAGCGGGTGGGCTTGGAATTAACCTTCAACTAGCGCAAGCAAAAGGGCTAGGTATAATCACTTTTAATGGAGATGTTATTGTTAATTTGATGGATCCTCTTGATCCAGCTATGACAATGATAGACTTGCAAGATTGGGGTACTTCGCCATTTGCTGGCGATACCCCATTCTATGCTTTTTCACTACCGCTTGATGCAAATGGAAATGTGGCGAACGGAGTTTACACTTTGCAATATAGTCTTCGATTAAACACTTCTGCTACTCCATTTGATATTGTCACTATCCCAACCGCAACATCTATTGTTGTGGACGGAGCGACTCCTTGGCTAGTTGATTTCTTGGAGCCTGGAGATCAGATAACTCTCTTTACTGGGGCGCCAGCTCAAACTGGTGTTGTTGTTGCTTCAGCAGAACTGGCAGATCCTAACATACTTATAAATACATCTACTAATATTCTTAGCCCTTCTTATGGGCAAATTCAGTTTGATATAACAAATCTTCAATTTTCTGGAGTGTTCCCATACGCTGGTTGCACTCAAGTAAATGCAGATGTTAGTTTTGTGTATGACTGTGAGGTTGGAGATAGCGGAACATGGGCTGTAGCCAATACTACCCCACTAGCTTCAAATGAGGTTGTCGCGTCGTTAAATTGTACGATTAATTACCCATCATGGGCAGCACTTAGTCCAATATTCCCTGGGAACGTGGTCGTTACTTCGCTTCCGTATCCGCCCGCAGGAGTGGAAACACCTCTGGCAACAGGCACGTACACGGTTTCGCTGACTCAACAAATTCAGCAGACTCAAACAAGCGGGCTTATTGTTCTTTACTCAAGATCAGTAAACAAAGAGTTTCAAGTGACGTGTGCCGGCAGCCTTTGTGGTTTGGTTCCGTGCATTGAGAATCTTCGCGCCGCTCATCAAGCTGAGTTAACTCGAAATAAAATTTCTAAGTACCAAGTATTTGTAGACAATGTTTTGATGTACTACATCGAAGCGATGAATTACAGGTCTTGTGGTGAGTTGGATAAGTATAGGGCGGCAGTTGCCTGCATTCAAACCCAGCTTGACGCATCCGGTTGCGAGTGCGCTTGTTGTGACAATGAAACCTATTACTGGGTATCAAACAACTCGGCTAATTCTGTAATTGACGAACTTCTTCAGAACTTCCAATTCCGTTTATATACCGGCGCCGGAGCTGACCCTGGGGATACTCAAGACGGAGTACAATTAGGCGCTCTTTGGCAGGATGTTTCTACGGGAGTTATTTACCGCTGTATAAATGCTACCCCTGGCGGATTGATTTGGGAAGAGTATTATGCTCCCGCAATTGTTACCGCTGCTGATGTTACAGCCGTAGCAACACCTCCGTATCTAACATCTAATAATGTGCAGGGGCAATTGGTTGAGGCTGGAACACAATTCGCGCTTCAATTTTTAAATAACGCTCAGTTTACGGCGGATATTAATGCGGTTGAAACAACTCTTGCCGCTCTCGACGGTGTGAATGGTTTGACAAAAACAGGAAACGACTTTTTGCTTGGAGGAACTCTTGATGCGGCAACTACGATTGATGTAGACGGAAACTCGCTTACAATTGTTGACGCCACTAATCCATTAGTTTTGTCAGTGGACGGAGCGTTTCCTAGTGTTGGTCAAAACTTAGTTTTGCAAACGTCAGTTAATGGTGGTTCGGGAGCCAACGGGATAGGAAGTTCGATAGAGTTCCAGGCCGAAACAACTGCTGGGGCAGTAAACCGTACAGCGGTTATAAGAAGCCGTTGGACAGACGCTGCCGCACAGGATTCAGACTTTCAAATCGCAATCACCGAAGGAGGTTTACTTGATATTGGACTGACTGTTAATGCGGACAAGTCTGTCACCCTTAACGGTTACAACAGCACGACCTTTGAAGATCCCGCTCCAGCATACTTGCTCGGCGTTGACGCTGCGGGTAACGTGGTTCAGACTACAGGTTCAAGCGGGCCATTGGTTTATGTGGGAAGGGTAACAGGTAATGGCCCAACCGCTTCGATAACACAGATATTCAATAATACTGGAGCTACGATAACTTTTGGCTACGCAACGACTGGTCAATATTATATAGGAGCATCATCAAGCATATTTACTAATGCTGCAATCTTTATAACCCCTGCTTTAGGATCTACATTTAGCGCTGCGATATTTTCTAATAGTATAGACGTATCAAATTACAATTTGACAGGTACGCTTGCCGATTTGGTTGCAAACGCTAGAATCAAAATTGAGATTTACCCATAATGACTACTAACCTCGGACAGATATATGATGAGCTTCTCTTCAGAGCCGGAAAGGATCTGAGGGGTGGCTACATCACGCCCGATGACTTTAACCGGGCTATCAAGATTGTTAATCAGCGTTATCTCAATACGCTTGTAGACAACTTTGAAAATAGCCGAGAGATTACTAGTGACCTTCAGACATTTATAAAGACTTTGGGTTCTCCTCAGTACCCCGCCATGTCGTTCACACCTGTGTTGCAGGGACGACCAGAACGCGGTGGGTACGCGGATATTCCTGCCGATATTTGGTATCAAGCAACTGCTAGTTTCCTTGAGCAGCTAAACAACAATTGCTCGTATGATACAAACTATCGGAGCATTGAGTTTGTGAGCCAACACGAATTTGACGCTAAGATGCGTAACTCAATCACAAGCCCGGTTGACAACCCGCAGGAGAACGACCCAATCCTAGTCACGCGAAACGACAAATATTTTATCTATCCGTACATGCCACGGATAACCTTTACTTACATACGAGAGCCGATTCAACCTGTATTTGACTACGACATTATTAACGGAATTCCCGTATATTTACCACCGGGAGAGGTTCACGTTAACGGTTCCGTACAGGATGCTGGCACTCCGAGTTTGAGTGTTGAATTTGAGTATCCAGAAAGCTGTGTAGACCACTTGACCGATTTGATCAAGACCTACATCGGAATTGGTAATGAGAACCAGTGGAACATTCAGACTCAAATGCCAAGTAAAGTATGATAACCAAGCGCCAAGCCATAGAACTAATACAGCACAGGTTGACTGGCGGGGACACCCCGGAAGACTTGCGCCGCTTGTATCCACGTTCAATCATCTCTCGGATATTGAACCTAGCCCTTGCCGACATTGTATCACGCGACCCTTACGAGGCAAGCGACATGGCGGTTCCCTACACGTTTACTCCTGCTACTGACGCCAACGGTTACTATGTGACCCTTCTCCCACAGCCAATCGCGGGGACAATGGCAATCTTTAGCGTAGAGGATGAGTCGTCGGGGTTTAACTCATACTCGGTTCAGACCAAGGCAGAGTCAACTGCACTCAACGTGCTGCGTGGAGGAAACACCTCAGCGGCAGTCCTTTTCAAGGACAAACTGCGTTTCAACAAGCGTCCAGAGGGGAACGTGACGGTGACTATGGTCCCCAACGTGTACCAAATGGAAGATGATGATGTCTTGATTATCCCAAGCGACGAGACGGGCAAGGGTGAGATGATGCTGTTCCAGATGTGTTTGCAGGTACTGGCTACCCAAGGGTTCCAGGACGACACGAATAACGACTCTATTGACGCACAAAATGTTGCCGCTAGACAATGACCATTAAGAACATAAAATATATCGCCACATCGGCCCTGTATCGCCTGGGCAAGAACCCGGCGGGTCGTGAGCTTACTTGGATGACACAGGTGGCCATAGACTACTTGAGCGAGAAGTCGCCACTCGATGGCAACGTGTCGCTAAAGACAATTTATGCCAAGATTGATACCGGCGCCCGGGTGTTTACCATGCCCGGAGACTGCATGAGGATATCTAAGGTTGGCTTGAAGTCGGGCCGTCGCATTTGGACGCTGACTCCGGACACCTCGCTTACTTACCCGGAAGAGTTCTTTCAGTGTGAGAGCGATAAAGACGATCAAGTGGTACTGGATGGATTTTTCCCGACCGGATACTTTGGCTATTTTAATAACTTCCCTAGCTACACTGTGGGTGGTGGTCGAAACGAGAACTACTATCGCATAGATGGTAACAACATTATTTTTAGCCACAACATCCCCGATGGTCAGTTGGTAATTGAGTACTTCTCTAATGGCGCGGAGGTTAACGAAAATACGTTGATCGATGCCGGTTACGCAGAACCTTTTCGTTTATATTTGATGAGCGAGTACTGCTTTCATAAGGGAAATAGCGAGGACAAGGCAAAGTACAAGGAGTTGCAGATGCAGTACGAGGCCGCACAATGGAGTGCAAACCTTTTGATTAAGGCTCCACGACTTAGTGAAATGATAGACGCCCTTGCACAAAGTTCAGAATTTAATTTAGGATAATGAGTTTCAACGAGGTAATAACATTTGGTGGCGGGATAAACACGGACGACACACCGCAGGGCATGCCCAAGGGTGACTACCGTGACTTCTCTTACTGTCGACTGGGTTACAATTCCGGTAATGCCTATGCGGTAGAGACGTCGGACGGTACGCTGGTCATCCCCAACGACGGTCCGGACCCTATCTTACCTCAAGACCAAATACTTGGTGCCACTCCGTGGCAAAAAGAAAACTCAATCATTTACTTTGTTTTTAAGGCCGACCTAGGCCACCAGATATGGTCCTATAGCATCACAAACCAGACCCACAGTCTCGTTATAGAATCTTCGGAGTTAAACTTTAGTCGCGACTGGCCAATCTTTCACGCGAACGTGATAGACGACATATGTAAGTGGACGGATGGCCGATGGGATCCGTTGATGTATGACGCGGATGGCAATCGACTTTTCAATCCCCCTTACCAAATAAATCTTAGAAAGGCTCTCGATGGGGACTATACAATAGTAGACCTACAGACGATTGACGCGATAAAGTGGCCGCTTGACCCGCCGTTTGTGAGTTATTTCACGGACACCACGCGGAACGACAACAAGCTGCGAAACAAGTTGTTCAAGTTTATCATCCAGCCCATATACGAAAACAATGAGCTGGGCGTGTGGTCTATGTACTCCAACCTAGAACTGCCGTCTCAGTCAGAGCTCGTTTCCGGTACAAACTGGGTTTTCCTAAACAACGATAACGGGATACGTATACGCTTTGATACCGGGCCAGCTATAATCCGAAAGTTTAACATAGCCGTGCAGCAGTTTGACAGGAGCAACTTTGGTACAGAGCCGCCATTCGGCGTGTTCTTACAGCTCGACAAGGACCAGGACGGCATACCAGACAACGCGTCTTATTCTGTAGACTTTTTTGGTGGCGTTGCTACCTCTCCGGCTATAGATGTGTTTAAGAACTTTGACAGGCTGCCCGTGGTGGCCGATTGCCAGGAGTACCTCCCAACAAGCCAGTTGACATATATTAACTTTAGGGAGGGATACGACAAGCCTACAGAGGCGCCCTATATTGTTGACGCCTCCATGAGCTATGATGTAAAGGAGTTGATATGGAAGCCGTGGTCACTAGAGGACGCTTGGAGGGTGTACCTTGACCTTGGCACGTTTAACTTCATGATGGACTTTAACGCAGCAAACGTGCCGACAATAAATGTCAACAACGGTTTTGTGTTTGAGTCTGGCATGGTCATCTATTTATCGACACCAAACACAGTAAACCCTACCCAGTACAGGAACCAGTTTTTATACTATTACGTTTCAGAGGGCGCCATCAATCAAGCGTTGACATTGGCCACTCCATTTGACCAGAACGCGTATATATATGGCCTCGCGGGCGACTACTTTATCGAAACGTGGGCGCCAACGGAATACACAACTCCAGGAACCGTTGTAGCCTATGGAGTAGGCGGCATGAGGTATGAGGCCCCCCGAGACCCAGCACTTCCAAACATAACGGGATGGGGCGGCAGTGTTAATGTAAACGTAGACAGGGCAACAAATGCGGCCCCTAGTTTAAAGGTAGGCGCAACGCATGAGTTTGGTATTGTATATGGCGACAGGGCGTATAGAGACGGCACCGTTTACACGGTAGATTCGTTAAACCTTTTTGTTCCGTGGTTTTCAAACGAGCCGGCTAGGGCTGGCTTTGTAGATGACCGCGACCCGTATACGGTTACCCCAAGGATTACGATTAACCACATACCTCCTATTTGGGCTACTAAGTACTGGATCGTTAGCAAGCCGGCTACAGAGATACTCAGTTTTGGCCAGTACATATCAAACAACAAGCAGGACGGAGGCGCGGCAGGCTCTGGATATGTACAGTCTATAAAACTTGACTCTGTTACTAACAATAGGTACATAATCTATATCGACAACTACTACGAAAATCAAAACCTTGGCGCCAGCATAAAGCATGAGATTAAGATTGGTGACAAGTTGAGGTTTGTGAGGGAGGGGCTTTATGGAGTAGGCGCCCTGTACCTAAACTACTTAGAGTTAGACATTATAGACGTAGACACGACCGGAACGGACGGCAGGATAGCCGTGTATACAAACCTGTTTGATCTTAATTTGGTCGAACCAGATCCACCAATCGGAATAGTGTTTGGTCAGATGGTTGAGATTTATACCCCGCGACCTTCTGTGGACAGTACCGGAAGCATTTTTGTTTCCACGTGGAAAGATGTCACCGACGCTATAGACATTGTAAACCCTCACACAGAGAACAGGTCTCATAACGCGCCGGACTGTAACTATGTTGCCTACGTCCAGGGAACCATTCCGTACTTTTACATTGCTGGAGACAGCTCAAACATAAACGGGGAAACATTTTTTGTTACGGTTTATTACGACAACAATACAATTGACGAGTTCCCGGCCGAGATTATAACGGCCCAGTACATACCCACCTTGAATTTAACCCGCATAGAGATACCTGCGGTTACGGCAGACGAAAGGATTTGGTATGTATGTTTAAGAGAGCTTTCAGCTGTACCCCAAGTTGTTACCGGTTTGGTGTCAACCACTGCGGCGACGTTTGGTATCAACTACGGAGACGTATACATAAGGAAAAGGAACTGGAATTCTGGGCTCGGTGGCATCGAAGAGGAGGCGTTCTATTTCATGGAAGATCCACACTACTCAGACTACTGGTCCAGTAACGTGCACAACACGGGAAGGACCCGGATAGAGGACAGTAACGCCAACATGAGCCACCGTCAAGCGGCAGCGATCCACTCCGAAACCTTTATCGTTGGCACGCAGGTTAACGGGCTTTCTTCGTTTGCCTTAGACAATCAAAACATTGAGGTAATGAACCCCATTTTTGGGCCAGTCGTTAGGGCGTACATGTCTGGAAGAGAGGGTAAAACGTTAAAGTGCTTACAGCCTAAAAAAGAAAACTCTATTTATATTCAGTACTATCCCAACGAGGTGGGATCAGACTCTACGGTACGCGTGTCAAACAAGACGTTTGCCTCTTGGTTTGACTACAAGAGCCTCTTTGGCTGCACCGACGCAGGGGCTACTGCAATTTTGCCAAACGGATCCACGATGTATTTTGACAACAACGCCGGGGTATTTATTTATTCCGGTGGTAACGGCCAGATACAGGTAAGTGAAATCGACGTAGAGACTAACAAGGACTATAAGTTTAGGACAAAGACTAAGGCACTTGCTGCGGCATATAACGCAAGCCCCAACCCACTGGTTAGGACGTACCTAAACGAGTCCGTGGGCGAGGTTGGGTTTGCGTTCCGTTTTGACGCCCCTTATTCCGGGGAGGCCCAGGGCATATTTAATCCAGCCGTCGGTCAACTGATCGAAGGCTTCATATTGTTTGGTGGTAATTTTGAATACCTGTACGGGTATGACATGGTGCTCTATTTTACAGGCACCAACAACAACTATTCCGGTACGGTAAACTTTGTTGAGTATCAGCCGCTGTCCAATAGCACCATCATCACCCTTGACGGGGTAGAGCCAGAAGTGGCCGACTATCTCCAGCCAGGATACTACTACACGACTAGCGGACTGTCTTACGACCACGTGGTTTTTGACTACGTCAATATGCGTTGGAGATCAACCTACGACTACAACTTCCAGCAGTTTTGTAACCTAGGCCAGACGCTTGTTGGCTGGGGCATAGACAATCAACTTTATCTGCACAATCAGCCCAACGAATGGAACTTCCACGGCGATTCTTTTGTACAAAGGGTTTCATTTGTTTCAAACGAGCAGCCGATGATGTTGAAGAGGTACCAGGACATTACACTGGTATCAGACGACCTGTTTTCGATAGAGGCCGAGTCTGAACCTAACCGCAGTTATCCTCGAGGAATGAAGACGACCATGCCTACTAACCTAATAAGTACTTATGAAGGGTATGGCAAGGTAAACTATAGAAAGAATCTATACGACCCTAAGTTCTTCGTTGACTCAAACACGGCGACCACCTCTTACGACCCGCCCACTAGCGTTGTGAACGGGTGGACAATGCCCGGAGACCAGACCAGCTTGCTGAACGATCCACTAGCTACGCCGCCGATATTTCCAGACACCATCACCATAATTCAAGACGACGGCAACATTTACACGGGGCAGGTCAGCACGGCCGTGTATGACCCGGGACTAGACATAACCACGATCACATTGGTAGGAGCGGAGCCGGGCACGTTTGGTGTAAACGGTAGTTGGTATTTTAGCGAGAGGGCTCTGTGTAACGGACAAGACATTAGGGCAAACGCTTTGACTCACACATTAGAATATGACCCGACGATAAACAACACTAGTTCAGTGCTTGTATCTGTTGGAATTAAGGGTGTTTTATCTTAAATTTGCGAACTATGGATGCAGCATTAGTATCGGCATTAATACAGTTAGGGCCCGCAGCCTACCAAGCCTTCACCGGAGCAAAGCAGCTCAAGGAGGGTAAAGAGATGCAAAAAAATCTTGGCCCTAGGGTAGAATATACCATACCAGAAACAGCTAAAGAGGGCCTTGGTCTTATGCGTAGACTTGCCAGCTCTACCGAGATGCCTGGACAGGCAAACACCCAGTATTTAATGGACTTGCAGAGTCAAAGAGCTCTTGCTAACGCAAGGAGCGCTTCTAACAATCCATACGACGTGATGGCCACGGCCGCTAATCTGGGCGAGAGCATGCAGGGGGCGCAGTTACAGCTTGGTGGTCAAGCTGCTCTGAACTACATGCAAAGACAGCAGGGCCTATACGGAGCCTTGGGTAACATGGCTGCCTATCAAGACAAGGTGACGGCCGACAAGCAAAGTCAATATGATATTGACGCAGAAGCGGCGGCACAGATGATTGGCGGCGGAATGCAAAACATTTCTGGAGCGTTGCAGGGACTGTCTACCGCAGCCGTGTCTGGATTGATGATGGATAAAAACGCAAAGTCTCAAACGCAGTTTGATCGTCAAGCGTACTCCGACATGGTAGACGCGTCTCAAAGCCGCGTAGGTGGCTTCTTAAAAAGAACAGGCCCGCTAGGCGGAATGAATGCGCCTAGGGGCGACATAGGCGCGGCCTCGCCTTCAATGCCAGGGGCCGGCTCAATTACAGGTGTTGGGGCTGCTGCTGGCAATGTATATACCCCAAGTATTGGATTTGGTAGCAGAAGAGGCAAAGATCCGGGAGCTTGGGATATCGGCGAGCCGTTTCGTCCAAAGTATGGAGGATGGGACTACAAAGGCAACGACATGAGCACATGGCAACAGGGAATATTTAACACAATTCATTAAATGGAAGTAGCAAGCCAAGCGAGAGTGACCAAACAGGGTGGTGGCGAAGCTACCGTACTCAACACGTCTAATTTTTACAACCAGATGTATACTATCCAGAAGGATATTATAGCTCAGCGTGAAAAGAAGCGTAAGGAATACGAACAGCAGCAGAAGACATGGAACACCTTAGTGGAAGACATGCCAGACGTGTGGCAGGCTGACTATGACCACGTAAACAAGGCTGTTGACGAATATAACGACTTTATCATCGACCTAAAGACTCAAGGCATTGACCCAGACACAATGGATTCAGTTCTTTTGAAGAAGATGAGGGGTTTGGAAAACAACATTAGGAAGGCGACATCTGCGGCAAAAGATAATGAAACTTATTACAACCAGAACTTCAACATCTTAAACCAAGACAAGCAGAACAAGTACAACAAGGACTACGCAACAAAGTGGCTACGAGACTACGCGGACCCCAACAAGACTCCGCAGGAACGGGCTAAGATGCGTAACGAGTCAAACCCTTTTAAGTTGAACTACGACCTAATAGAGTTTGTTGAACAGACCATTCCGGAGCCAGAGATTGAAGAGACTCCGAAGAAGAAGGTTACCCAAAGAAACAAGGAGGCCCATAGAGGCATCGTGTTGGATTACATCATGAACGACCCCAAGGGTCAAGAGATTTACGAGTCGTTGATGAAGCCAGGGGAGACCCAGGAAATGTTTGCCGAGCGCGTCGCTGAGGAGGGCCAGAAGAAGTATCCGGTCCAGACCGTTGAAAAGGATACGTCTAAAAAATCTGGTTCTGGCTCTGGTTCTGGTAGCGGCTCTGGAAAAACAAAGCCAAAAATAAAGGTTAAAAACAAAGATACCGACAGTAAGTACGACCAGACCCTTTCATACAATAAGGTTTTGTTAGACAACACCCCTCCGGTGTACGTCAAAGATGATGAAGGAAACAGAATTGCTGACTTCGTGCCATCTGGCGGGTTTAAAATAAGACCGGACGGGCACGTAGAAGTTGTGGGTGAAGGGAAAAAAGAGGACGACAGCACGGTTGAGGTGACAATAAACTACGGCAATAACAAGGACCAGTTTGACATCAAGGGGTATCCCGACATGTTTGCTGCATTTAAAGACGCAAAGAACGGCGGGGGTGGTAAGAGTATAAACAGGTCACAGGTAGAAGAAAAGGCAAAGGCAGCTGGATATAATAACGTGTCTGAATACGAGGCCCTATTAAGAAAAAACGGTGTAACAATTAACGAAGGCAAGTAAGTCTATGGAAGAAGAATTTGACGAGTTTGGTATTCCGATTAAAAAACCCGCTGAAGAGGCAAAGCCGGTAAAGGCAAAGACTCAAAAGGTAGAGGTTGACGAGTTTGGTATTCCAATAAAAAAAAAAGGGGGTACTACTCAAGGTTCAGAGCAGCCTGCGCAGCCTTCTACGACGAGTGGCGGCGTTGACCAGGCGTCCATAGACCGCCAGAAGACCCTTCTTTATAACGTCAAGAATGTTTACGACAGCTTCCTAAAGGAGTCTGACCAGGCTTTGAACGATGGCTGGTCTGTAGACTACACGATCAAGCACTTTTCAGACAAGCAGGCGCAGATCAACAGCATGTTGGACGAGCTAGACGGCATGGGCGGAGAAGACATTCGCCGCTGGACCGCTGGTATGCGTTCGGCTATATCCAACAGTAAGGACAACGTGGTCGCTCAGCGCGATTCTATTTTTAGCTACTTCAGTGACCCAGAAAACTTGTACGCTGAGGACAAGGGCAACAGGGAATGGTTTGCAAAGAATACAAAAGAAGTTGAGGCCGTACTTAGTGGTCGACAGGTAAACAAACCAAAGGAAGGCCTGCCTGGAGTAAAGGCCCCTAAAAAGCAGGAGTTCGGAAGAGGCGTGCCTGCATTGCGAGAAATCGTGCAGAAGCCGCAGGAGGAGATGTTCAAGCCGGAGAAGGACGACTATGTTGGCGAGAAATTAAAACTGGCCGCATACCAAGAGGCTTCGGACCAGTACAAGGAGTTAGAGGACTTTACCAAGAGTGTAAACGTCGTGACCGACAAGTCGGGTAAGACAAACGTAGACGGCGTGGTTGTAGACTACGAAAAGTTGATTCAAAACGAGGCCCTTTGGAAAAAGTATGTAGGGGAGGATTTACCCTGGCCGGGTGGCGTCTATGAACCAAACCCACAGAAAAGGGCTAACATTAAAAAAGAAGCCGAGCGTCGAATACAGGAAAAGATGCAGATTGCGAGTGATAATGTGGCTGAGACCTTAGACACAAAGATCATAGACAAGATTGTTGAGGAGAATTTTAACGAGAAGACATACGCCCACTTTATAACTCAGCCGGACGACGACATCACCCAGACCACCATTGATGCTGGCAAGATAAACGAACAGGTGGCAAAGATTATAGAACACTACGGCCTTGACCCCAAAGGGACGGCTGCTAGTATTCTTTACGACAAGGCGGCCGCAAGCGTTCAGTTTGAGTCTGCCCGGTACGACATCGAGGAGAATTTTAAAGAGGAACATCCCGAAGAGTATGCGTTGAGGGAGAAGTACAAGAGCGGTAAGTTTCAAGAGGAGATTAACGCCAAGTACGTGTCTGACCTGGAGACCCTGTTTAGCCAGTACCAAGACCAGGCCAACACTGAGGTTGACGCTATCGTCTCGGTTGCAAAGAAGCAGGCTAACCAACTCTCCTCAGAGTATAACAAGCAGGCTAATGACATCCAGGAACAGGTTAAAAAACTCAACGAGGACTACCAAAACGGATTAATAGACGAGCTAACATATAACGACGCGTTTAA